GCCACTGCTTGTCGCCCCAGGCGGCGTTGTCCTGCGCCTCCCAGTCGAGGATCAGTACGCTTTTGCGAATATATCCTCGCACGTTGTCGACGAAGAACCGGGCTTCGGTCTCGGGGTTGCCGCCGCGCGCGTAATGGTAGACGCCGGTCTCCTTGCCGCTGTTGACTGCGCCGGCGAGCTGACGGTTCGCGTCGGTGTTGACGCCGTTGGACAGGCAACCACCGTATACGCCGCCGGACCCCCATGTGGTGCCGACGATGACGAAATCTGCCGGCACGGTCGCGGTGTCGATGCCGCACTGCCAGTTCGAGATGTCGTATCCGTTCATGTCGGCCATCGCGGCCGGCGCGACCGCCATGGATATGGCGACCGCGAGCGCGGTCAGTAGCTTGCGCCATTGTCGGCGTGGATTCATGCGCTTGTGTTTCGGCTTGCCTTTGTTGAGGATGTCCAAATTCCTCTCCTTCCTGCCCCTCACAGGGCAATAAAAAAGCCACCCCGTGGGGATGGCCTTGGTTTTGAAAAAATCGATGTCAGCGCATGTGCGCGCCGTGATTGAACGGATTTTAGGCCGCATTCCCCTTCCGTAAGGGAGGGGTCTAGGCCGTCACCTGTTTGTTTTTTCTTCGGTATTTGCGATTCGGTTTCTGCTGGTCACGTATGTATTTCCTCACGATTTCCAAAGGTGCGCCGCCGCAGCTGACCACGCAGTAGCTTGGCGACCAGAAGTGGTCACCCCATAACGCTTGTCTGACCTCTGGCCAGTCCTGTTCCCGGACGCGTTTGCTGCCATTGGTCTTAAGGCTCATTACGAGCGTGCTGAGTTGCGTTTTCGGTGGATAGGCGACGAGCAGGTGGGCGTGGTCATTGTCGGTCTCGAACTCCTCCAATTCGCATTCGAAACGTTCGCAGACCTCTCGGAACGTGTCCTCCAAGAGTTTTGTGACCCGTGGGGTCATCACTTTGCGCCGGTATTTCGTGACGAACACGATATGCGCATGCAATTCGTAGACCACATGTCTGCCGGTACGCCAATCATGAGTGTTTTCAGCCATAACCATAATTATAGACCATGTGATATAGTGGGGTGTATGAGACGCAGCACCAGAACACAGGACGACGAGACATGGCGGGTTGCCGTCATACCCGTCCGCCTGTCCGGTGCCGACCATCGCAGGGCGCATGAGGCGTGCCACAAGGCCGCATTGCTATGGAACTTCCTGTTAGCCGAAACCCGCGCATATTGGGGCGAACATGGGAGCGACCCATCCGACAAGGAACTGCGGCATCGCCTGTACGAGAAACAACCCGACCTGCGTGACGGACTGCACGCGCACACCATTCAAGGCGTGTTGGACGGAATGAACGACGCAGTAGCGACTTACAGGGAGAACCGTCGCCAAGGCAATATGGACGCGCACGCCCCGCACAGGGCGAAGAACTATCGTCCATTGGACTTCACCGCAGGATACGGATGGCGTCCCACCAACGATGGCAAACATATCGCGTTGAGCTTCGGCAGAAACCATAAGCGAATACTTGTACGCATGCCGAACATCTCCGACCCGAAAACGAACGCTCCCGTACCGGTCGGACGGTGGGGAGCCATGCGCCTGTGCTGGGACAGCAACAAACGCCAATGGAGCCTTCACGTCAGCGTTCCCACAAGCCGACCGCCGCAGGGCGACCCGAGCAACGTCGCCGCCATCGACGAGGGCATCATCAATCCGATGTCCGTCGCCATCGAAACCGACGACGCCTACGAAATACTGGTCGTCAACGGACGTCACGCGAGAGCCGTCAAACATTACCGCAACACAAGAATCGCCAGCCTTCAGGAGAAACTGTCCCGTTGCGTCAAAGGGTCGAAACGGTGGCGCAAACTCGACGCGAAACGCAGGCGAATCGAATCGAAAACCTCCGACGCCCTGCGTAACGCCGACCATCAGACCACCCGCAAGGTCTCCGACTTCATTCAGGAACACGATGCGGGGCGAATTGTAGCCGGGGACGTTCGCGGCATCGAACAAAACACCCGCAAAAACGAGACCCGCCGCGTCAGGAACCGGAAGGACCAGCGCAGACGCCTGTCGCAATGGTCTCGTGGACGACAGGAGAGTCTGCTTGCCCATAAGACCGGCATGACAATCGAGCATATCGACGAATCTTGGTCGTCCAAGACCTGCCCCGCGTGCCAAACACGCAACCACCCCAATGGGCGTGGATACCACTGCCGCAACTGCGGTTTCACCTGCAACCGTGACGCGGTGGGCGCAATCAACATTCTGATTCGCGCGAAAAACGGCTCCTACCAGCCGATGGACACGAACAAAACGGTTCATGTCAAATATCTCCGGGCCACGCCAATTTTCCAACCGGAAGAACGACGTGAGCATGGAGTAATCCCCGGAACCGGGGCGTGACCTCGTATGAGGTCATGTAGCCGTGCCGGAAGCAATCATCTCTGCGGAAAGCACGGAAGCCCCGACCGTAAGGTCGGGGAGGTTCACCATGAGGATGAGCGCAAGCAATACCAGATACGCTACGATTGCGATCATGAGACGTGTCATTGCCGGTCCTCCAAATATTTTTCGGCTGCGTTGACTATCCAGCATTGCGCGTCGAGTTTTTCGAGCTTGGCGAGCTCGTATCGGACGGCTTCGCTGTGGTCGTGCGCTTGGTCGCCGTAGATCAGGCTGATGATCGTGTTTTTGATCGTGTCTCGGCATAGCTCGTCCATGCGATCGTCGAATTTCTCGGTACGCTCGCCGAGCTGCCGCGTCTTGGCGAAATGCTGGGAAAGTGGACTGTCGTAGGGCAAGCGCTCAGGCCGCACGTGCGAGTACAGGCCAGTCGCCAGCGCATCCAAAGCGCCCGGCCAGACTTTCAGGCCGAGCGTGATGAGCGCGCACGCGCCACCCACACCCCCGAAACCCGCTAGAAAATTTTGCAGCACATTACATCTCCTTCAGAAAAGCCCCGCACGCGGCGGGGCTGTGATTTGTCTAATACGGATGGTCAGAGGCGGCGAACACGAGCGGCAATCCGAGGTTATTGAGCATGGTCACGAGCGAGGCATCCTCGTAGCCGCACAGGCGGACAAGCACGGTAACACCGGGGTAAATGGCCACCGTATCGTTGCTAGTGATGCCGATCAGGGTGCTGCCGTCCGCCCTCTCCCACACGGTTTTCGCCAGCCCGTCCTGCAGCGGCGGGTGCAGCCAGCCGACACTATCGCCGGTGACGGTTATCTCACACCCCTCGGCTGTGAGCCTCGCGCTGGCCGTCATGCCATCCGGCACCCACGGCACCACCGGATCACGGTCCTTCAACGTCGGTGGATCGTAGAGATTGCGAATCCTCACGCGGCCACCCCCAATCCGTTTAGTAGGGTGCGGTGTCGGCTGCGAAGACGAGCGCTCCCGTCTCCCGCAGTATCGGCCACTCGTCCAGATCGACGGCGCACAACCCGAGCACCGTGGTCTCCACCTCCGCATAAACCGCCATGCCGAGGTAATTCCGCACCGATTCCGGCGTGGTGTCCATGGCGAGCGTCCCATCCTCCCGGAGCAGTATGGTCGCGAGCTCCGGATGAATGGAGTCCAGTGAGCTGGGCGGGTTGAGCTCCAGCATCATGCAATCCGCTTGTCTCACCGGGGTGAACGCCGAGCTCTTTGGCATGACGTATTTCCAATGCGAGCCGTCCCGCGCGACGGTGACAGCTCCTGGAATGGAGCTCCACGTTCTGAGCTGGTTTGCGCAGTGCGGGTCCGGCCATTGATTCACGATTCTCACAGCCGACCACCGGCCTTGAGGTCAGTATGCTGCCGTGTCCTTGGTGAAGGAGGCCGGGAGCCCCCCCCGCGGCAATGGCGTAAGTATCGGCGCGTTCCACGATGACATTGCTGATTGTCACACCGGGCTGGAATGCCCGAATGCGAACGCGGTCTGGCTTTTTGAGTGTGAAAGTCGTTTTGACGTGACCAATCTTGTCGGAAGAGAAAAGGGGGTTCCAGCCAGAATCGAACAACATTACATTAATGTCGGTTTGAGTCCCACTGTTTTGAATGTCAGCCGCGAAAACATAAGTGCCAGCCTCAACATTGTCGATTGCGACATCATAATCGCCGTGCGTGATGTCGCCTGTCCCATCATTGACCAATGGTGTCGATGGTGACGGATACCGGTTAATCCTCTTCATGATTCCCCAATTCCTTTCCCGTCAAAAGCTTCCAACCATCCCATTCCCTGCGCCACACCTCTCGGATACGGTCGATGAGGAAGCACATCACGTTCGCATCGTCGCCGACTGCGCCGGTGTAGTATTTCAGCCCGTTATGCAGTTTTTCGGTGCGGCACCACAGGCTGCCGACCGGAACCGTATCGGGCCGGTCGGGCTGCACGAGAATCTGCTTCACGCCAAGCGCCGTCCCACCATCAGCGACAGTCACGTGGCAGGCGTTGAACGCGTCCTTTTTGAGGACGGCGAGGAAATTCGAAGCGTCGCTCACAAAGCTCACCGTGCCGGCATTGATGCCCGCCACGGTGGAATCCGCCGTGGAAAGCGTCAAAGCGGCATCCTCGATGTGACCGTCCGCGAAGACCTTCTGAGCGGCCACCTTAAGCTCCGGGTGGTCACTGTAGAGCGCCTGGGAGGTGAAGTCCACCGGTTTGAGCCACACGTCCACGAGTGTTTCGGCGGCTGGCGGCCACACCTGCACGCCGTTATAGAGAGCATTAAAGAAGACCGGCTGGCCGTCCACGTCGATGACGGGTTCGCCCACTCTCGCGCCGTTCAATAGCACGCCCATTGTCAGGCCTCCTGCGAACCGTCGTCTGCGGCATCCGTGGTGTCGGGCGTGGATTCGGCCGTGGTCTCAGCCTTGTCCTCGACGGTCGCATCCGAAGCCTTGTCCTTCACGCTCTTCACAGCCTCGTCAATCGCCGTCAGAGCCTCATTCGCATGGGATTCCACGACCGTTTTTGATTCGGTGATGCTGTCGGCCACCGCCGTCACCTGCGCGCTGGCGGCCTGCGTAGCGTCGGACGCGGCCTGAGCGGCATTCGCGGCCTGAGCGGCAACGGCACTCTGAGCCTCCACCACGGCACGAGCACCTGTCAGATCCTCCAAAATCTGGGAAGCCACCGTCTTAGCCTGACCCTCCGGATAAAACACCATCTGACCCGGATTCGCCGCCGACATGGACTGCGCCTCTTGCAAGCTGGACGCCAGCAGGTAGGTCAAGGCCGCACCATTGTTAAGCGCCGGAGCCAAAGTATCCGAATCCACATCGACCAGGTCCGCGAACTCCACGGCCGTCGTACTGTCAGGCACGGTCACGTAGCGTCGGAACTCCCACAAGTCCGTGTCCAGTCCGACGGTGACCTCGTAGCAGAAGGTGTTGTCGGTCGGCGGAACCGTCACGGTCGCCTTGCCTTTCGCGTCGAGTGCGACTTCGAAGCCTTCCCGCACGACGATGCGTGAGTCGTTGCGGAAGCGTTCGGTGGGAATCACGCGCACGGTGGCGTTGGACAGGTCGACGATGCCGCCTGCACTGGGTTTGCCGAAGTCGAAATTGATCTTGGTCATCCGTGTCCTCCTTTAGAACAGTGGTTTGAAAAACGGGTGGAAAACCCACAGGTCGGAACGTTTCGCCGGAACAATGCCGACTGTGGGTTTTCACAAGGTGAAAGGTAAGAAGAATGCTGTTGGGAACGTTCGTGGATGATGTCTGGTGGCCGTCCTGCGCGAGGCTCCGTGAATGCACAAGAGTGGGCTACGAATCGGCCTACCGCTGTCATATCCAGTCGAAGTGGGGTGGTGTCGATATGGAGTCGATCACTGCATCAGATATCGAGGAATGGCTAGGCTCGTTCAAGCGGGCTGGCGCCGCACGGAAGGCTTGGGCCGTCCTGCGGGCGATACTGAGGCTCGCCTACCGGCGTGGCGTCACGGACAACGACGTGACCAGAAGGGAGATCCGTTTGCCGCATCTCCGCCGTTACGAGCCGCGGGTATTGGACGCACGCCAGGTGCGCCGCCTGTTGAAAGGCTTCTATGGCCACGCGTTGGAGGCGTGGCTGCTGGTCTCCGTGTGCGCCGGATTGCGCCGCTGCGAGTCGGTCGGCTTGGAATGGGCTGACTTGGATTTGCGTCGCGGCACCGTCACCGTGAAAAGGTCGGTGCAGTGGGTGGCGGGCCATGAGACCGTCACCGAACCGAAGACCGATCTGAGCCGACGTACCGTCGCATTGCCACGGTTCGCGGTCAAACGATTGGCGGAACTACGCCACGGCACGAAGACCGGCCGACTGGTCGGCAACCTGAACGCGAACCAAGTGGCAAACCACTACCGCAGCTGGTGCAGGCGCATGAAACTGCCCTGCGTGCCTCCACGCAACCTGCGCCACACGTTCGGCACGTTGGCGATCAAAGCCGGAACCGACATCAGTGTGGTCGCACGCCAGCTCGGACACTCCGACATCCAAACCACCGCCAGATATTATTTGAAGCCTGATCTGAGCGTCCTCAAGGACATGCAGAAAGCATGGCAGAAACTCATATTGACCTGCTGATAGCATTCCGTAACCCAGTCGGGTGAATGGGTCGTAGTCGCGCGCCCTAGAGGCTATGACGCCTACTCCGTCGCAAGCATGGTTTTCAAACCGAATACGAACACGTCAATAGACATCAAGCTGCCGATCGAAGCGGCAAACTGGGATTCATACTCCGTCGAATTGCAGTTGATGAACGACGTTAAAAACAAAGTGCCGTCGTTCAACAACATCTCGATGATTACGAACAGTCATTCGGCAAAAGGATTTCAGCTTGTCGCATGGAACGCCAGCGGCACGTCGCTGAGCTATCGCATCGCCGTGACTGTCCACGTCTTCGACGCGAAGCAGTAGTTTTCCGTAACCCAGCCATGGAAGCCGCCGTATACGAACAGCAGACTCACTCTATGTCGCGTCGGACGCATCGTCACGATCAACGGCAACGCAAAGTTCGACGGCAGTGGACAGCAG